TGGAGCCGGAAACCATTGACGCGCTGCGCGTATTTATGCGGGCGTACCGGCCCCCAAAGCTCGGCCGAGCACGGGGAAACGACAGCGTCGCCGCGTAGAGTAATCCTGTATGTGTAGCGTTGCGTCCACGCCTGCCACTAGCGGCGGGCGGATGCTCTCGCGCGTCCGCCTCCCGCTGCCGCCGATACACCCCGGCGGTGGCAATAAGGCCCTCAACTGGCCGGGCGCAAATGCCCGGCCGACTTTGGGCCGAAACGGAAAGAGCCGAGCTGCTGTAACAGCCCGGCTCCCTGGTGGGGTTTCTCAGTAGAGCTTGCTCCACCGTCATACGCGCCGTCTGGAGGTCGGCGAACGCATGAAGACACTACCAAATCAAGCCGTGTGCGGCAACCCCGCAACACGCAAGCGCAAACATCGGCTGGGGATCATTGTCGGTTGCCAGCGCATGATGGGCACCTGGGAGCACGTCGCCGCGATGTGCCGCAACGGTCTCGGTGTAGTCCGCGACGGCCGCTCTGTCCGAATCATCGCCAGCGAGGCATATGAGACCTGGAGGCTCCAGTGAGCGAGATCGCAGACCTGGAGGACACCGTTCAAACCCCGTGGCCCCATCGCCGTCCGAAAGGACCTCGCGGCCAAGCCAACCGCAGACGCCGTCAAGCGCTTGGCGCAGCGACCAAGCGGTGGAATCGGTTCATGCAGACTGGGAACGAGCCAAGTCTGCCCCGGTTCAAATGTCTCGAAGTAGACGACGAGTAGGCCAAGAAAAACGGCGGGCGCCTGCAAGCAATCCCGCCGTTTCAACTCGAAGCGAGAAAGACTATGCAGAAAGAATGTGGAAATTGCAAGGCAAATCCTGTTGAAATCGCACGGAATACTGTTGGAACCCCGACTGCCAAGCTGATCGCGATCCTTGTCGCGCATGGCATCACAGGCGCCGCAGACATTGCCGAAATCGTCGGCATTTCTGATCGCGCCGTCCGCAAATCGCGGAACTCAGGGACCGGAACTCAGGTTCCGCTCGGAACTACAGGACCGGAACTACAAGACCGCAGCGGAACTCAGGTTCCGAAAACGGAACCACAGGACCGGAACTCAGGTTCCGGTCTCGCGCGCGCGTATAATGAATCTCCTTCGGAGATAAGTTCTAATATAGTTAGTATTACAATCCCCCAAGCATCGAAACCGACTGCCAAACGCGGCAACCGTCTCGCACCCGATTGGCAGCTTCCCGACGACTGGCGAATGTGGGCCAGGACCAATTTCCCGGCGTCGACCGATGCCCAGGTCACCGACCAGGCCGAGCAGTTCCGCGACTATTGGATAGCCAAGCCTGGTGCTCAGGCCAACAAGCTCGATTGGGAGGCCACGTGGCGCAACTGGTGCCGGCGCGGACTCAGCCAGCTTGCCCATGTCCGCAAGCCCCAGCACACCGGCCGCTATCACGACCACGACAGCAGCGCTGCCATGAACGCCCGCGCTCTGGCCCGCGTCAAAGCCGAATTGGGGGTCGCATGACACCGGTCGAGTTCATCGACGCGTTGCTGAGGCACTTCGCCAAGCGTCACCGATCCGAGGACGAAAGCGCTCAGTGGATGCGTGAGATGGTCCAGTCCGTCACCGGCACCGATAGCCGCGTTCTGGCGACCGCCTACGTGCTGATCCTCGATGAGCACGACGAGCGCGCATTTCCGCTGCCCGCACAGATCAAGGCTTGGCTCGTTCGCGCCGCCGAGAAGGTCTACCCGGAGCATCAAGCCTCGCTCAACAAGGCCGCTAACGCCGATTGGCAACAGCGCGCTGAGCAAGCCGAGCGCATGATGGTCGGCAAGCCTATCACCCGCGAGGCGATCGAGCAGGGATGGGTGCTCGGTCTGCGGGAGCACGTTGCGGCGACCGGTCAATTCCCGATGCCGAATCAAATCCATCGCATTCGGCAGAATATGGAATTTGTCGCGCGTGCTGCGGCTGGAACTGTGCAACTGGGCGTGGTGCATGACCAGCTCGTTAACCTGGCCGGCCGCATGATCGAGCGTCAAAATCGCATCGCGGATCGCATTATCGCGGAGTGGCGATGATCTGGCTCCGCTACGTCGCATTCGATCACATCGGCGAGTTCGAGGCCAAAGGCTGGAAGCTCTACGCGCCGATGCAAGGCAACCACGGCACATATGCCGTTTTGATGATTTGGGAAGGCAACGATGAGCCTCAATGACTATCACGATTTGATTGCCCGTAAGGCGGTCTCATTCGAGCCGCGTGGGCTGACCAAGATCCCCAAGCTCAACACTCAAATGTTCGACCATCAGCGGCATTCAACAGAGTTTGCGTTGCGGGCAGGGTCTGCCGCGCTGTTTCTTGATACGGGGCTGGGCAAGAGTCTGTGCGCGCTTGAATGGGGCCGCGTGATCGTGCGCCACACCAACAAGCCAGTGCTCATGCTCGCACCGCTTGCGGTCGGGCCACAGCATCAGCGCGAGGCTGAGAAGTTCGGCATCGATGCGAAGTACATCCGCGATCCGCACGAGATTACCGGCGCTGGCATCTGGATCACGAACTATGAGCGGCTCGATAAGTTTGATGCGGGCATGTTCGCAGGCGTAATTCTCGATGAAAGCTCGATCATCAAGTCGTTCAACGGGCGTACGTCTCGCGCATTGATCCAATCGTTCTCGTCGACGCCATACCGTCTCGCGTGCACGGCGACGCCGGCACCGAATGATCACATGGAGCTTGGCCAGCATTCCGAGTTTCTCGGTGTCATGCGCGGGATGGAGATGTTGTCGCGTTGGTTTGTCAATGACACGGCGACCGCATCGCAGGACTGGCGCATCAAGGGGCATGCGGTCGATGCGTTCTGGGATTGGGTTGCGTCGTGGTCGCGCTGCATTGCCAAGCCATCCGATGTTGGATTCTCGGATGCCGGGTTCGATCTGCCCGAAATGCAGATGTTCCAGCATATCGTTGAGGCCGATCGGTCAATCGACACCGGCGAGGAAAAGGACGGGCAGGCCCGCATCTTCCGCTTGCCAGAGACGAGCGCGACGAGCATTCATCGTGAGAAACGCCTGACCATTGATGCGCGCGCAGACATGATTGCTGGTGTTGTATCAAACGAAACCAGCGAGCCGTGGATTATCTGGTGCGACACGGACGCTGAGGCCGATGCGTTGACTGATCGAATTCCTGATGCTGTCGAGGTGCGCGGGTCGATGGCGTCGGATGTTAAAGAGGAGCGTCTGATTGCGTTCTCAACCGGCAAGTCGCGCGTAATCGTGACTAAGCCGTCCATCGCAGGGTTCGGGCTCAACTGGCAGCACTGTGCGCGTCAAGCGTTTGTCGGCTTGAGCTTCTCATACGAGAGTTTCTATCAGGCCGTGCGCCGGTCTCATCGGTTCGGCCAGACTCGGCCGGTCCATGTCCACGTCGCGATGGCGGACACGGAGAAAGCTATATGGGACGTCGTGTCCCGCAAGGCCGAAGATCACGACACGATGAAAACCGCCATGCGCGCGTCGATGGCGCGCGCGACCAACAAGCAAGTTGCCAAAGCACCGTACAATCCAACCAGAAACGTCGAAGTTCCAACATGGATGAGGGCTGCATAATGAACACGATCATCAATCAAGCAAGCGGAACTAACTGGACTGCAGTGCACGGCGATTGCGTGCTCGGCATGAGCGACTTGCCGGACGAGAGCGTCGGGTTCTCGATCTACTCGCCGCCTTTCGTCGATCTGTTCGTTTACTCGGACAGCGCGGCAGACATGGGCAACTGCGCCGATGACGTGTCGTTCTTCGATCAATACAGGCATGTGATCCGTCAAAAGAAGCGGCTTCTTAAGCCCGGCCGATTGACCGCCGTGCACTGCACCGATCTGCCGACACGCAAGTTTAAGGACGGCGTGATAGGGCTCAAGTCGTTCTCTGACGACATCATGCGAGCGCACGTGGCCGAAGGGTTCATCTATCATTCGCGGATCACTGTGTGGCGCGATCCCGTCGTCGAGATGCAGCGCACCAAGGCGCTCGGGTTGCTCTACAAGCAGCTCAAGAAAGACAGCGCGATGAGCCGCACGGGGATGCCGGATTATCTGATGGTGTTCCGTAAGCCTGGAGACAATCCAGAGCCTATTACACATGATCCGCGCGAGGTGCCGGTCGATCTGTGGCAGAAGTGGGCATCGCCGGTGTGGATGGATGTCGATCAGACTGATGTGCTCAACGGACGGCAGGCGCGCGAGGAGCAAGACGAGCGGCACGTTTGCCCACTGCAGCTGCCATTGATCGAGCGCGCTCTGCATCTCTGGTCAAACCCTGGCGATGTTGTGTTGTCGCCGTTCATGGGCATCGGTTCGGAAGGTCACGAGGCTGTTCGGCTTAAGCGCAAGTTCATCGGGTTTGAGTTGAAAGAGACCTATTGGCGGCAGGCGTGCAAGTTCATCGGTGGGGCCGAGGCGAGCGTTGCCGGCGGCACGCTATTCGACATCATGGGGGCAGCGTGACCAACTTCGCTCGCGAGCACGCGCACACCAACGACATCGATACGTCGCATGCGGCAGCCGAGCGTGCCGAGGGCATGGCCGCTAGGCACAAGGAGATGGTTTATGCGACGTTGAAACGGCTTGGCCCGCTCGCGTCCGAACAGATCGCCGATGCGACAGGTCTCAATACCCTGCAGGTGATGAAGCGCGTTTCTGATTTGCGCGGCGAGGGTGTGGTGGTCGATAGCGGTGAGCGCAGACCGACTGAGACGGGTCGACTAGCCGCCGTCTGGAAACTAACGCCGGCACAACTCAATCTGGAACTTGCCAAATGATCCCCGTCTATCAGATCTGCCGCGCCTACTGCGAAGCTTTGGAGAAAGCAGCCACCATGCCGAAAGCCCCGACCCCATCTCGCAAGGGCATCCCGATTGGCCTCTATGCGGTCGAGACCGACGCCACCGGCAAGACCAAGCTCAAACCCAAGCGCAAGGCGCGCTCGACACCTCAGGAAATCGCCGCGCGTAAACGCAAGAAGTGGAGGGCTGCGAAGTAACACCATCCACCCGAGTGCCTGCGTATCCATCAGACAGGCAGATGCATGACCACCACCCTCATCGCCTACCGCACCCCTCCCCTTCAGGAGTTCAGAGCCCGCCGAGAGCTGCGGGAGGCCGGCTGCAAGGCATTCCTGCCCACGGCGCGGCTTTCGAAGCGCAACCAGCCGATTGCCAGGGGATACATCTTTGCGGATCGCAAGCCGCCCGATGCCAAGCATGTGCGGTCGCCGGTCGGCCCGTGCCCCCGTGCTCAACTGCTTCGTCTGTATACCCGGCGCGACCGCGGTCACGAGCCCTCGTCTCCCGTGTGGACGGCTGGCGACCGCGTCGAGATCAAGGTCGGCCCCTTCGCCAGCATGTCCGGTTCGCTCATCCGCAAGCGCGGCCGGCGTCAATGGATTGTCGACGTGGCCGGAAAGCACATCTGCGCACAAACGCAATCGCTGATCCGCATCGACCCCGGTTGACGCTGCACAT